ACGGAACAGGCGAAAGTGCGCCTCGGGCGTGATGCCGAGGTCAGTCTCGAGCGCCGATACCCGCAGGAAGCCCGCTCGAAGCGCCGGATTGGCGATGCGCCAAGCATTGCGGTCATTGATAGCGCAGTCCTCGGGCGCGGCGTATTCGCGGAACACGAACCCCGGCAGCGGGTTTCCTTCATGGACCAACTTGCGCAGTTGCCAGAGCGCGTTGGTGCGATCGAAGCCCGGCGTGCCCACGCCGACGATCAGCGATCGCTCGCGCTTGCCGCTCGCCATTCGCAGGCTGTCCCAGGACTCCATTGGCTGGAAACCGATCTCGTCGAAGATGGCGAGGGACGGATCCAAGCCCTGGAGCCCATCGGGATCATTGGCGATCGGGAACAATTCGCCGGCGTTGAACGGGACCAAGACGCGCGGGGTGGCGATGCCGGTATAGATCAGAGCGCGCCGTAGCAGTTCGGGCTCGGCTTTGATCATTGAGACCGCGACGCCGTAGCAGGAGCGAATCGCCTGACCTACGGTCGTCGCGACGACCGGGACCTGCGGCGAGCCGGTATCGTCGTCGTCGTAGACGCCCCAGACCGCGAGCGCGCCGCCCTCCGTGCTCTTGCCGTTGCCGCGGGGGGTGGACTTTGCGGCCGAGTCGACGCCGGGGGCGAGGATCTCTTCGAACCACTCCTTTTGGAACTTGCCGAGCTTGATCGGCTGGCCGTGGCCCCTGCCTTTCGGTGATCGGCAGTAGGTCTGAATGAACTTGATTGCGCGGCCATGGCGAGACATGCGCCTCCACGCCTTCCACGGGCCAGGGCTCGTATCGGCTACGCGCTTGGAGGCATTGCCGGCGGGGTTGCTCATGCGGTCACCCTGCGGCCTTTCCGCGGGGTCGTTCCGTTATGGGTGTGGAAAGTGGCAGCTGGGTCAGCGAGGAGGTGGCAGATCGCCCGTCAGACCCCCTGCCCCGGTATGCCGCTGTATCGCTATGCACTTTTCGCGCGCTCGTTGCAATCGGGATGCGAGATCATCCAGCCAGCCGCCGGGTTGCCGTCGATCCTGTGCGCTGCTACCCATCGATCGCCATGCTGCACGACGATGCCGCAGTAGCCGCAGGGCGCCGGGATGGTGCGGCCGAGCATCACGCGCGCCAGCTGGTGGCGCGACCCATAGCCACGATCGCCTGTCGTCTGACGATGTGTCGCGCATTTGCCACGTCCATCAGGCACGGCGTAGCCAGGACAGCGCGGAGTGGAGCAGGCGACAGGCACGGCGTTAGGCATCACGCGCCGCTCTTGGAAAGATGACCGGGGCGCAACGGTTGCCCGGCATGACCCGGCCGGGCGCGGGGTCGACCGCCTGGTTCGACGTCGGCGTTAGTCGGGCTGCAGGGCGTTGTCGCGGTGCAGGCACGGACGTGGCCAAGTGTTCGCGGGTGGCGTCGGCGGTCGGCATGTGGTTAGGCCTTGGGTCCTGCGGCGATGCCGAGGAACGACCGGGCGCCTACGGTCTGCTGGTTGGCGATGAGGCCCAGGGCTGCGAAGATCAGGGCCACGATGGTGGCCACGACGCCGGCCGGGACCTCCGTGCCCGCGAATGCCGCCACGGCCACGATTGCCGCGACGAGGGCCTGCACGAGACCCTGCCAGAGTTGGATCGAACGACCGAAGATCATGTGCGCCTCCTAGCTCAGGACTGCGTTGCGGTCGAGCAGCCAGACGGTCTGCCCGTCCTGTACCACCGAATGTGCGGGGCCGGGGTAGCGGCCGCCGATAGTGGCGGCCTCGATGGTCCGGTAGACCCGCGGGGTGGGGATGACCAGGACGCCGTTGCAGTCGATCAACCGCACCGCGTCGATCACGGTTGCCGTCTTGACGTCGGGATGGCGGTTGACCACCTTGAGCGTGCCCGCCGGGGTCTCGATCACGTCCTGCGCCTTCCACGCCTCACCGATCAGCGAGAGCGCGGAGACCGGCAGGTAGGCGCGACCGTTGATGCCCCAGGACGCGCCCCACGAGTTGTGCGGGATGAGGTAGGTCTGGCCGCCGATGACGATCCAGCCCTCGACGTAGATCGCATGTCCGCCGGCGATGCCCGAGGCCTGGTCGCAGGTCAGGACGCCGTTGCTAGCCGGCCGGAACATGGAGTTCAGCCACGACATGCCGACCACGATCGGGCCGAACGCCATGAGCGCGGCCTGGAACTCGGGCAGCGTCACCGGGACGCGCCAATAGCTGCCGATCTTGTGCAGCGCGGCGCGCCCCGTCATCTTCTCGGGGTAGCCCGCCTTGACGAGCTGGTCGAAGGCGTTGCGCACGACCGCGCCGTTGGGACCGCCGCCGATCGCCGCGAAGAACAGGGCCTCGTCCGGGTCGAATGGCCCGGTGTCGCGGGTGTCTTGGTAGACCTTCATGGCCGCGGTGCTGAACGCGACGCATTGCGGTGTCGTGCCCTGGTCGAGGACCGGCGCGGCCGGGGTCGGCACCGTGTAGGACGCCGGGATGACGAGCGCCTTCTCGCGCCCGGTCAGCGCGTACAGGCCCTCGATCGGGTAGTCGCGCTCGTCTTCGGGGCTCGGGATTGCGCCCAGGCCGAACTGCTGGATGTCGATATCGCTCATCGGTGGGTCTCCGTTGCCGCGTCGGGCGGCACTGCAAGTTCGCGGTCTGCGAGATAGCACATGTCGGTCTCGGTTCGGGTCATGGGGCGCGATCCGCGCAGCTCCACGATCGAGCGGGCGGGCGGATCGAAGTGCGTCAGGCGGCGGCGCTCGACCTTCCGGCGGGCGTGATCGATGCGCGTCTCGATCGCCATGAGGGCCAGGGCCAGGATCAGCAGGAGCATGAACGGCCTCGTGCTCTCGTTCCTCGGGATCATGGCTGCACGTCCACGTTGGCGCGGGCGACCCGCCGGCCCTTGATCTCGCGCACGGTGTCCATCGTGCGGATGATCCGTTCGAGCTCATCGATCCGACCGAGCGCCTTAGCCAGGTCGTCGGCGGCTTTGAGTTGCGCGATCTCGAATTGGTCCTTGAGCGTCCGCAGCTCGTCCTCGAGACCGTCGTTGCAGACCTGGAGAGCCTTGACGGCGCGCTCCAGGGTGGCGTTCGTGTTGACGATCTCCGACGCCTGCTCGACGGTCTCCTGGTCCTTGGCGATCTTGCGGACGAGGGCTGTCACTGTCGCTCCAAATAGCGCACCAAAGACCACGATCAGGTAGGGCTGCGGGATGTCGATCATCGAAGCCGCCTTGTGGCCCATTCGAGTCCAACACTCACGCCGGCGAGGAGACCCACGATCAGGCCGGCTATGACGAGCGCGATGTGCCCGGGTTCGGCCGCGGCCTGAGTCACGATGAGCAGCGCCGTTGTGGTGGCGATGACGAGCGCCAGGATCGGCAACCAGCGGCGCAGGGGGCTCACGGTGAAACCCGGGCCGGGAGGGCTGACGGTTGGGGCGTCAGGTGGGCATGAGTGGGGAGCGGTGACGAGACGCATCCCGATCATCGTAGCACGTGCCATTGGGTGCGGCGGGCGTTTCGGAGCGGATCGGGCGACTTATCGTCCCGATTGCACCGGCTGGCTGCCCCCGCCTCGGCCTGGAACCAGAGCGGGCAGGCGGAACATGCAGCCAGCCGCCTCGCGCGCCAGGCCACGAGCTCGTCAGGCTCCAGACATCCCGGCTCCCAGCGCGGTGGGCGCGACGCTGGTGGGACGTGGCCCCGCCTCACTCCCCACGCCCCTTGACGAGTCGATCGCCCGCCCGCCGGTGGAACGGAGCCGCCACTTCGGGCAGGATGCGGCGTTCGACCCAGTGCCAGACCGCGCCGTCTTGGAGCCAGCCCCACAGGTGCCGCTCGCAGTACGGGTATTCGCGGGGGTGGAACGTGCCGTTGCGGTTGTAGATGCTGCGCCGCAGCTCGGCGACGGCCAGGTGGCCGCATGGGCCCGACGAACAGGGGCAGCGGGTCGGATCGGTGAGGTCGAGCAGCGTCCAGCGAGGATCGGGTTCGGCGACCCAGACGTGCCCGGGGCGAGGCTCGCCGGGACGGGGCCGGTTGGTTTCGTCTCGTGCGGGTGGCCAGGGATCGAGGCGGCGGTTCATCTCTCGTCCATCCGCTTGACGATTGCCAGCGCCACGTCCTGGTGGCGGGCGAACTCGGGCCGGAGCAGGATGCCCTTGATCCTGTCGCGCTCCTCTCGCTTGATCGCCTCAACCTGCCTGCGCACGCCCTCGCGAATATCCGCCTCGGATCGGGCAGTGTCGTCTGCGATAGCCTTCAGGGCCACGTCCGCGTCGTGGTCGGATAGGTCGATATGGGCGCCCCAGTGGAGCACCTTGATCCCCACGTCGTCCTTCAGACTTTCGTATCGCGCCCGGGCTTTGGCTTCGTCGGTATAGACCTCGCCGATTGCGACTGCGCCATCGTCCGTGTCTTGGAGTTGGACCACGTAGAGCTTCACACCCACCCCTTTCGCTGCTGGAACCGGGCCCGATTGTGGATAACTCGCTTGACAACACTGGCCATTCCGCGCATAATGCGGGAGTCAAGAGAGCAACAAACGGAGACGAAATGGACCAGCAGACGACCAGCCCGAAGA